GAGAGGCGGGCCCAGCTCATAGCCAATAAGACCTACAAAGCAAAGTTGCAGGCGAATCCTGAATTGGATTCTGATCATAAGAAAAAGATCAGGGGCCAAGCTTTAGAGGCAGCCCGGTACTATACGGGGGCTAAGAAACAACAGATCGTCATAACGGATAGGGAGTGGGGGGCTATCCAAGCAGGCGCGATTACAACGACAACCCTCACCCAGATCATTGACAATTCAGACCAGGACCGTCTTAAAAAGTTGGCGACACCCAGAGCCAATGAAGGATTGTCTGATGCTAGAATTGCAAGGATCGCGGCCATGGCCAACTCTGGATACACCAACGCCGAGATTGCAGACCAACTTGGAGTGTCCACTTCGACCGTATCAAAGTACCTTTAGTACAGACGCGGTCTTATAAAAGTTGGAAGCTAAAGTTGGACTCTGTAAATTCATTTGTCCTCCTTTAACAAAGTTGGAGTCTAAAGTTGGCTTCCGAAAGTAGGGAGAAAGAAGTTTGGATCTCTTGCAATCGTATCCTCCTTCGCAGTCCATTCTTTCTCCCTTCTACTAAAGTTGGCTTTCAATGCCGCTCTTTTTGTTAATAAAAGTTGCTAACTATTAAGTTAGCTTTCGCAAAAACTATTTGCGATAGAAAGGAAAGTTGGAATGCGAACTGCTATGCTCACGACAGAAGACAATCCTTATGATCCATTCACACAGTTCAATGATTGGTATCGTTTTGATGTTGACAAAGGTTACGATTCTTGCGGTTTGCTGAGTCGTTGTTGTCCTTCTTCTATCGATTTAACAGAAACAGAATCAAAAGTCGCAATTGAAACAGCGATTGACGAAATTGTTAAGTACAATTTGTCAGGAAAACATAAAAAAGTTGTAAAAGATTTGTAATAATTTCAAAAATTAAATACCCTTTGAGAGATTTCGCGTTGGTAGGGGGAGGGGGTCGCTAAAAAGACCACCCCCTCTGCATCGCCGCCCACCTTGGAATTTCTCCGGGGGTGATATTTTCAGATTCGTTTTGGGTATTTTTTCCAGGGTATAAGGGTGACAAAGTTTGGTTCTCCTTTCTGCATTGGCTTTAGCGACTAAAAGTGTCTTCTGGGTCCCTTATATTCTGGTAAAAAGTACCCAAAAAGTATATTCAAAACTCATAAAACAAAAACCAATGCAGACGAAACGAAAGGAGATCCGGTATGAACACTAGTAATAGCGACAGGAAGAATCGCAATCATGCCGATCGAACCCCGGAAGGACGTGAGAATCGATTGATATCGATGGCTCTGGACCTGGCTGAGGAACGATTACGGAATGGAACGGCCACTGCCCAGGAAGTCGTTCATTTTTTAAAGCTCGGTTCAGAGAAAAGTCGAGTCGAAGTCGAGAAACTCGAGCTCGAGAAGAAGCTGGTCGAGGCCAAGACCGAAAACCTAAAGGCACAGCGAGACATGGCAACAATGTTCAATGACGCTATGGCTGCAATGAAGCGCTACAGAGGCGAAGAGGACGACGTCGATGACTACGATGACGAAGACGTATACTGAGCTGATCACATTTAGCACATTTGAAGAACGATTCAGATATTTGCGCTTAAACGGTCGAGTCGCTGATGAAACATTTGGCGTTCAGCGCTGGCTTAACCAGGTATTTTACAGAACCAAAGAGTGGAAAGACTTTCGAAGAGAGATTCTGATCAGGGACAACATGTGCGACCTAGGCATTGAAGGACGAGATATTTACAACTATGCTTTGGTGCACCACATTAATCCCATTACACCAAAGGACATCCTGGAACGTAGAATGAATGTCCTGTTAAACCCAGAGAACGTTATTACAACGATCAAGAGAACTCACGACGCAATCCACTACGGTGATGAAACACTCCTGGCATTAGAACCAGCTGATCGAAAACCGAATGACACAATCCCATGGAGGTAAGTATGGCCGAGTACACGGTAGAAGAAGACAGCATTCTGCAGTCTACAAAGAAAAAGATCGGCCCGTCGGCCGACTATGATGCGTTTGATCACGACATCCTGGTTAGCATTAATTCTGCTTTCGCAACACTGTTTGATGTATGCGGTTTTGGAGGAGAACAGCCAGTAAGAATCAATGGCCCTGAAGATTCCTGGAGCTCGATCCTTACAGATCCGAGACTCGAGTGGATAAAGGACTATATTTTTATGAAAGTAAAGATCGCTTTCGATCCGCCAAGCAATTCTGCCCTTCTGGAGAATTACAAAGCTCAGATTGCGGAACTCGAATGGCGAATTTACACTGTACTGAACGACTACTATCCAGATGTTCATTAACTACAACGCAAACCCAGCAGGAAGACGAACATCTGATTGCGTAATAAGAGCAATCTCCGTCTTAACAGGTATGACCTGGGACGAAACGTACATCGAGATTTTCAACTGGGGCTTTATGTTGAAAGACATGCCATCAGTAAACAATCTCTGGAGCTCATACCTACGAGCCAAAGGATTCAAACGAGTTCATCTACCAGACAATTGCCCAGATTGCTACACAATTCGCCAGTTCTGCCACGACTTTCCAATTGGCAAGTACATGGTCGGAACCGGAACACATGTAGTAGCAATCATAGACGGAAACCATTACGACACTTGGGACTCAGGAGACGAGGTCCCTATTTACTATTGGAAAAAGGAGAACTAAACAATGGCAGTAATTAACCCAGCAGCGTATGCAAATAATGCATTGCCAACCTATCAGTATCCGAACATTCAACCGACGTACAACCAGTACCAGCAGACCCAGGAACCTAAGAGCAACACGATGATCTTCGTTCGAGGAATCAACGAAGCTGCAAACTACCCAGCAGTCCAGCCGGTCCTTCTGATGGACGCGACAGAGTCGGTTTTCTACATCAAGGACCAGTCAGGTCTTCGAGTGTTCGATTACACCGAAAGAAATCAAAATGGTAGCAATTCTACCGAATACGTAACAAAACAGGAATTCAATGAATTGAAGAAGCTCATCGACGAGCTCACAAAGTGAGGTAATTTATGGCAACAACAGAATTAACTATCAGACAGCTCGCCGACGAAGGCGGAACCACTCCAATTGCACCGGTAACAGTAACAGATGCTGTGCTTAAGGGTGATGGGACGACACTGACGGAGGAGTTGGCGTCGTTAAATACAGGTTTATCAAACTTAATTATTAAAGAAGATACAGTGATGACTACATCGTTTTCTGCGGGAACCATTGGCACACGTGGAGCGCAGTATTCATGGGATAATCCGCACGAACACGATGACTATAAAATTATCGCAATGTTATTTCTCTACATCGGAAATTCTAATGAATATAACGCACAGGCATTTTATTCTAACGGAAAAATATACTGCAATTTTTACAGAGCGCACACCGGAGCATCGGCTGTTAGTGCCACACTCAGAGTTGTATACGCTAAGATTTAAAACTGCGTTAAATCAGCATTTAGATCACTAAAAAGGAGAATCAAAATGAACAGTCCATTATTCAATATTTTTAATCCGGGTCCTCAGGTTCAAACTGGGAACCCTCTTTTAAATTTCCTTGGCAACATGCCGAATGGACATAACGCATTAGCTAATGCCCAGCAGTTAATGCAGCAGACTCGCCAGAGCCCGGAGCAGATTGTAAAGTCGATGCTCCAGTCTGGACAGATCTCTCAAGACCAGTTCAATCGTGCGGTCCAGATGGCCAACGCAATTACTGGCAAGAAATTCTAGTATACAAACCAGTGGCCACGGTTATGTATAAGTGAAATTTAGACATTTCTAGAAAGGGTTTATTTAACTATGTCTTTGACAGACGCAAATGGCGGTCTTTCGGCTGCTGATGTTGCCGCTGTTATGGGAAACAACGGTAATGGTTTCGGATTCGGTGGAGACGGAGCCTGGTGGTTTATTCTTCTGATCCTTCTCTTCGCCAATAATGGCTGGGGTAATGGTTATGGAAACAGCTGTGGAGTCGGTTCTGAAGTACAGCGTGGATTTGATCAGTCCGCTCTCGTTAACGGAATCAATGGAATCAATTCCACACTCGTAGCTAATCAGAACGCAACCGCACAGGGCATGAACTCCCTTGCTATGAGCCTTCAGAATTGCTGCTGCGAAAACCGCGCAGCTACAGCTGATCTGAAGTACACAATGGCGAGCGAAGCCGCTGCTACTCGTGCAAATTGTGATGCTAACAACCAGAAGATCCTCGACAAGCTCTGCCAGCTTGAGATGGATGGCATGCGTCAGAACTATGAGAACCGTATTGGATCCATGCAGGAAACAATTGATGGTCTTCGTTCTTCTCTTAACGCAGCTAATGGCGCAGCTTCTCAGAATGCTCAGACAGCACAGATTCTTGCTGACAATGCAGCTCAGACGGTTGCACTGGAGCAGTATCTGAACCCGACACCAAAACCGGCATATATTGTACAGAATCCGAATTGCTGCACAGCAAATAACCTTGGTTGTGGATTCTGATCGAGGTGCGTTATGGCAGAATATAGCGCACTCGCCCCGCAGATTGTAAACCCGGGAGAGTCCATTGTGTTTTCAAACGCGCCGGTTCCGTGCCGGATGGGACTTGTCAACCATCGCGAAGATAGTGGCAATTTCCTGCTTAGCGGTCTTGGAAACGTCCCTTTCAACAATGGATGCGGTTGCAACTGTGTAAGACCATCTGCTGTATATTTGGTTGACTTTGGAGCGAACATCTCCATTCCAACCGGAGGTACAGTGGAAGCAATTTCTGTTGCTATGGCTCTCGATGGCAACACATTACCTGAGAGTACGATGACTGTTACTCCTGCTGCGGTAGAAGAAGAATTTAACATTAGTCGAGCGATTAACGTTGCTGTTTGGCACGGATGCTGCCAGACGTTCTCCATCCGTAACACGAGTACACAGCCGATCCAGGTCTCAGCAGCAAATGTTATTTTTGGAAAGCCGACTTTAACAGTTGTTGATTAGTGAGGTGAAGCGTATGCATGATGAAAAGTTGTTAGACAAGTATGAAGAGCTCGCTTACAAGGAGCTCGACAAGATTGTTAATAAAGGCGAGCTGAGTCCTCAGACACTGGCAAATGTTAAAGAACTCCTTTGCACTCTGAAGTATATTCCGGAAGTGAAGCAGATGCATCACATGGACGACGGTATGAGTGAGTCAAGCTATGGCTATGGCATGCCTCGTTACTATGATATTCGTTCATATGATGGCTACTCCTACGACAACGGAATGTCCGAGCGCAGAGGACGCAGTCCTATGACTGGCAGATACGTAAGTCGTGACGACGGTCGGATGTCCGGTACATATCCTATGGGTATGAGCGGGGCAAGCCAGATCCAGCCGGACATGACTTCTATGATGCAGCAGCTCATGGACCGTATGGACAGGCTTGAAAAGAAGTAAACAGTTTAGAGGTGCTCTTAACCGGGCACCTCTTTTTCTATTAGGAGAGAGTTCATGGAAAACAACGAGCTGTACCACTTTGGTACAAAAGGAATGAAGTGGGGACGCCGTCGTTACCAGAACGAGGATGGCTCACTCACAGATGAAGGGCGGCGGCATTACGGGTATAGTCTGAAACGAGCGATTAAGAACCTTGGTGAAGCCCGTAGAAAGAAGAAGCTGGCCAAGAAACGAGCTAAGGCTTTAGAGAAAGCTCGTAAAGCCCGTGCAGAGAAGAAGGCACACGAAGAAGCGAAAAAGAAAGCGGTTGAAACTGGGGACGCTACAGAAGTTCTTAAGTATAAGAACGAGCTGACTGTCGACGAGAAACGAAAGATCGCTGATCGGCTTAGAGTTGACGACGATATTGCCAAGTACGCTGCAAGCGAAGCGATGCGAAAAGCTGAAGAAGCCGCTAGGAATTCAAAATGGAATAAAGCCAAGAACATCGCCGGAAAGATCGGCGAAGCTGGGGAGACTATCGAGAAACTCGGTAACGCCTACAACAAGACTGCAAAGGTCGTTAACGCGTTTTCTGACACGAAGCTTCCTTTAATTGGCGAAGTCCAGAAGAAGGATCCTGAATCAGTGAAACGGGCTAAGAAAGTCCTTGAGAATTGGGGCGACCTCTCAACAAGCGAGAAGAAGCAGATGGTCAAGGAGATTCAAGACCTTAGGGTGTTCGAAGGATTCGCATCCAACAACAACCCCAAGATTCCGGATTACTACAAGACCAACGACAAGAAGAAAGATAAAGAAGACAAGAGCGAAAAGAAGAAAGAAGATACTAAACAAAGCGAATCTTCTACTGGGAGTAGTTCATCGGCTGGCATTAAGAGCGAGAAATGGAAGACAAAAAGCGGTAAAGAGACTGTTGAAGATCTAAAAAGCAAGGTCGAAGATCTTAGAGATACCCCGACCAGTGTATTGAATAGCTATAAGACCGATCAGGAAGAAGAGTTTGTAAGATGGTACTCTGACGAACCTCTTAGTAATCTCCTGGACTATAAACGGTAAGATTATGCCTTTATCTAACACTGCAGTTCCCCGCTATTACGGCGAGTTTCGTAATGCGGTTCTCCGCGGTGAAATCCCAGTAAACGAATACATCTCTATGGAGATGAATCGTATAGACGCTTTGATCGCTAATCCAGAATATTTTTATGACGAGGATGCAATAAATGGATGGGTCATGTTCTGTGAAGACGAACTTACTTTGACTGACGGAAGTGATCTCCATTTGTTGGATTCATTCAAACTATGGGCCGAAGAGATTTTTGGCTGGTATTACTTTGTAGAGATGGAAACATACCGTCCCAACAAAAACGGTCCTGGTGGTCATTACGTTAAGAAGATGGTTAAAAAGCGGCTTGTCAACAAACAGTATTTGATAGTCGCTCGAGGAGCTGCTAAGTCAATGTACGGATCGACCATACAAGGCTATTACCTTGTTGTAGATCCGTCGACTACAAGTCAGATCACAACGGCTCCGACAATCAGACAATCTGATGAAGTGATGTCCCCGCTTAGAACAGCGATAACCAGAGCTAGAGGTCCTTTGTTCAAGTTCTTTACGGACGGATCTCTACAAAATACTACTGGTTCAAAAGCTAATAGAGTAAAACTAGCCTCAACTAAAAAGGGAATTGAAAACTTTATTACAGGGTCTCTCCTGGAGTCTCGACCGATGACGATCGATAAGCTTCAGGGCCTTAGACCAAAGGTCGCAACAGTCGATGAGTGGCTTTCCGGAGACATTCGCGAAGACGTTATTGGTGCGATCGAGCAGGGTGCTACAAAGCTGGACGACTGGCTCATCGTTGCGATGAGTTCAGAAGGAACAGTTCGTAACGGAGCCGGCGACACAATCAAAATGGAATTGATGGACATCCTGAAGGGGAAGTACGTCAATCCGCATGTGTCGATCTGGTACTACAGACTTGATGACGTTAAGGAAGTAGCAGACCCGAGTACCTGGCTTAAGGCGAATCCTAACCTCGGTAAGACAGTTAAGTACGAAACCTACCAGCTTGATGTAGAAAGAGCAGAGATGGCACCGGCAGCAAGGAACGATATTCTTGCAAAGCGGTTTGGCATTCCGATGGAAGGCTATACGTACTTCTTTACTTACGAGGAGACCGAAGTTCACAGAAAGAGAAGCTATTGGAAGATGGCCTGTGCAATGGGTGGGGACCTTTCACAAGGCGACGATTTCTGTGCTTTTACTTTTTTATTCCCATTAGGGTCAGATGCATATGGCATTAAGACACGAAGTTATATTTCAAGTCTGAAGCTGCATAAGCTTCCAGGAGCAATGAGGCAAAAGTACGAGGAATTCATTAGAGAAGGATCTCTATGCGTTCTCGAGTGCAATGTTCTCGACATGATGGAAGTTTATGACGATTTGGACAAGTTCATTATGGACCATGAGTATGACGTTAGGTGCTTTGGATACGACCCATACAATGCAGAAGAATTTGTAAAACGATGGGCAATGGAGAACGGCCCATATGGAGTCGACAAAGTTATACAGGGCTCCAAAACTGAGTCTGTTCCGCTGGGAGAATTAAAGACCCTGGCTGAGCAGCGATTACTGCTGTTTGACGAAGAGCTGATGAAGTTCGCAATGGGGAATTGCATCACGCTGGAAGACACAAACGGCAATAGGAAACTTATGAAGAAGCGTTACGACGAAAAGATCGATAACGTGTCCGCTTTGATGGATGCTTACGTGTCCTACAAAGCAAACAAGGAGGCATTTGAATGAGCAATTTTACATATTCCGACGATGAATTAGCCCATTACGGTGTTCTCGGCATGAAGTGGGGCGTAAGGAAAGATCCCAAAGAAGCGTATTCAAAAAGTGTAAAGCAGCTTAAGAAGTATCAGCAGAAATCTGCGAAGAATAAAGATAGAGCTAGCGACAAACTCAAGCGAAAAGCAGCAAAAGCCGAAAGAAAAGCGGCTAAATACAAGCTTAAATCGGCCAAAATCAAGAGAAAAGCTACACGGCTTTTTCTCCCGATGAATGCCGGAAAGGCCAATCGTAAGATGGCAAAGTACGACTTGAAAGCGGCAAGATCTGAAAACAGAGCTGCCAATTATTTAAAGAAGTACGAAAAGTTCGAAACCAAGTCCATCAAATACGATAAGAAGGCCGAAAGATTCGCAAAGGCGATTGAGAATACTTTTAAAGACATTCCTGTAAGCTCCCTGGATTCCGCAGATGTCAATTACATGCGCGAATACGAGAGAAGTCGAGATGTTCAGGCCCAGGTAAGTAATCTCAACAAGCTAGTAAGTAGGTGATTGTAATGAGCAACTTCACTTATAGTAAAGGTCTGTATCATGCAGCCGTGACGACTGGGAATGGCGGAGGAAAAACAAAGAAGAAAACTACTAATAAGCCGGTTGCTTCAATAATAAAAAAAGAGGCCGAAAAGATACCGACTAAGGTTGAGAAATCCGCCCCGACACAAACCGGAATTGTCGGTAAACTGTCAAAGTATGTTGGCGGATTTGTAAAAGTAGGTAATCGAATGAATAATTCGAAAGCCTATAATCATGACTATTATGTGAAAAATAAGCATAAGTGGAAAAAGAAGAACAAGTTTAAGTCCTGGATTGATGGCCTGAGCAATTCTCTTTCAAAAACCATGAAATCTGTGAGCCATTGGCTCAACGTTCAATCGCTTGTTGCGAAACGTCGGATCCAGAGACTTCTAGGTAAAAGCTTTAACAATAAAGTTAAAGACATCACTAACCCAATCCTGCATAAGTACCTGTACAAAATTTTTAGGAATGGTCGCTGGAGATATTTCTATACAGATTCTGAGTATCATTCGTTTCTCAATAGAGTAAAGCGCATTAACGGAGAACATTCTGTAGAAGACGACGCTAAAGCCGTTAACCCTAACTACGATCCGTTCGATCCGCAGAGCTATTTATACAGTGTCAACTGCGCAACTTGCTCAGTGATGTATGACTTGCGTAGAAGAGGTTATGACGTCTCTGCCATGGATCATTTTGGAAACCAAGATAATGGTGGAATGATGATGTGGCAGATGGAAGACCTGTACGAAGGTAACGGAGAGCGTGCAAGCGGAAACTTCGTATCGCCAGTGGGGATTGAGTCTATAGACATGGACGATCCGTATTCGCAAGAAAGTCGCGAGATTGCTCGAGAAAATTGTAAGAAGTTGTACGACGAACTCTCAACATATCCGGACGGTGCAAGAGGAATAATGGGAATGTATTGGGTTTCGGGTGGCGGCCATGCTATTTCATGGGAAGTAGTCGATGGAAAGGCTGTAATTATCGATTCACAGTGCAATACCATTTTCGACAATCCAGATGATTTCGCTAATGAGTATGGTGAATACGTACTATGGGGAGTTTCAGAAGGCTATGGCGGAAATACTATAAACGATATTAATGAACGTAATGGGGCGGACACTAAAGACAGTGATCAAAGCAGGTATGAAGTTTTAAGAGGATTCCAGTACATGCGCACCGACAACGCGAATATTCGTGAAGACGTATTAAAAGGCGCCGAGTACGATGCCGATGCTCCCATGCTGGATGTAACCGACAACGAATTTGTTTACGAAGTTGACACTAAGCAAACAGATACAAAACGTCATTACAATAAGTGAGGTTTATATGTTCAGTATTGAAAAAGCAAAAATTGTCATTGAAAACCGAACGAAAAAGAAAATGGAATCGGTTACCCCGTTTAAAGAATTATATGTGTTCAAGACTGCCGACAGCGATTGGGAGATTTATCCATTTTATGCGTTCGACAAGAGCACCGGCGAAAGCAGGTTATTCAATCCTGTCGGTCCTCATATGAAAGAGTTTAATGAATGCTACCGTGATAAACGAATGGAGTTTTAGTAATGAGTAATTTTTCATATTCAGATGAGCTTTACCATCACGGGATTAAGGGCCAGAAATGGGGTATCAGAAGATATCAGAACGTTGATGGTACCAGGACTCCTGAAGGAAAGCTTCGGTATAACAAAAAGGGGGAAGCTAGAGATTATGCAAAGCGATTAAATAATCTCGACAGAGGTATGGCGAATGCCCGGTATACCGCTTCCGACAAGTCCTTTTTCTCATCTAAGGAGGCAAAGGCAGAAGCCAGAAAGTCACTTGAACAGGGCCAGAAAGAGGTCGACAAGTTAATCAAAGAAATACAGAAAAAAGGATATGAAGTAGAATCCAAGGACTTCTTTAGAGCTGCGTCGACCGGCGAAGCCGTCGCCAAAAGCATGGCATTCACTGTCGCCGGTTCATTAACTATGGCCGCTTTGGGTATTCCGATTTACATGCTTCATACAGAAGGTGTCGAAGGTAAGAAGTACAGAGTCGGTAAAGTATACGACAAGTAAAACGGAGGTACATTATGCCGCGATTCACTGAGCGTCTCCAGCATGCCTGGAACGCTTTTTTTAGTCGTGATCCGACGAACACGACATTCCAGATTGTAGAAGGCGGCGGATACTCGTACAGACCCGACCGACGAAGAATGACCAGAGGCAACGAGAGGTCAATTGTGACCTCTGTGATTAACCGCATTGCGATTGACACGGCTGCCATTCAGATTCAGCATGTCCGAATCGATCAAAATGGCAGATACAAGGACACAATTCCCTCCGGCCTCAACTCATGTCTGAATCTAGAAGCGAATCTCGACCAGACCGGTCGGGCATTTGTAACAGACATTGTTATGTCAATGCTTGACGAGGGTGTTGTCGCGGCTGTGCCAGTCGAGGCAAGTGTAAACCCTCGTTTAAGTACGTCTTACGACATCCTCAAGATGAGGGTTGGAAAGATTGTCGAGTGGTTTCCACAGGCAGTCAGGGTCCGCATCTACAATGAGCAAACTGGAAGACAGGAAGATATTACCTTGCCCAAACGGCAGGTGGCAATTATCGAAAACCCGCTCTATGCAGTCATGAACGAACCAAACTCGACTCTGCAGAGACTTATCCGCAAGTTGAATCTCTTGGACGTTATTGATGAGCAGAGTGGTGCAGGAAAGCTGGATCTGATTATTCAGCTTCCTTATGTAGTTAAAACTGAATCACGTCGTCAGCAGGCTGAGAAACGACGCAAAGACATTGAGGATCAATTAGCCGGATCGAAATACGGCATTGCATACACTGATGGAACTGAAAAGATCCAACAGCTTAACCGTTCGCTGGACAACCAGTTAATGAACCAGATCGAGTATCTAACGAGTATGCTATACGGCCAGTTAGGAATTACAGACGAGGTTATTAAAGGAACAGCAGACGAAAAGACAATGCTGAATTATTTCAACCGGACAATTGAACCAATTCTTTCGGCCATTACTGACGAGTTCAAAAGAAAGTTCCTTACAAAGACCGCAAGGTCGCAAGGACAGTCAATCATGTTCTTCAGAGATCCGTTCAAGCTGGTCCCTGTTGAGCAGGTTGCCGAGATCGCAGACAAGTTCACTAGAAATGAAATCGCTTCTACGAACGAGATGAGATCTGTAATTGGCTGGAAACCGGTCGATGATCCTAGAGCAGACGAGCTTCGTAACAAGAACCTTAATAAGGAGAAGAACGTCGGTGAAGAAGAGGCTCCATTGACCACAGATGAGATTCCGCCAGAAGAAGGTTTGGCTGAAGCTCCTATCGAGTAAGGGATTTTATGGAGGAAGAAATCAAAATGGAAGAAAGATTTGATTTCAGTGGCTGGGCCACTAGAAACGATCTCGAATGCGCGGATGGTAGAACCATTCGAAAGAATGCATTCAAAGATTGCGATGGCAAAGTCGTTCCGCTTGTTTGGCAGCATGTTCACGATGACCCGAATGTAGTTCTCGGTCATTGCCTTCTCGAAAACAGAGAAGACGGCGTGTATGCGTACGGAAAGTTCAATGAAACAGATTCCGGTAGAAACGCACGTGAACTTGTGAAGAACGGTGATATTACGGCACTGTCCATCTACGCAAACAAACTCAAGCAGAAAGGCGGAAACGTTCTGCATGGAGTTATTAGAGAAGTAAGTCTTGTTATGTCCGGAGCAAACCCGGGAGCCTATATCGAAGTTCCTTCCTTAGCTCATGGCGATGACGAGAACGCTGAATTCGAGGGAATCATCTGGAACGAAGACGGCACTGTGGATAACGCAGATGTCGTTTTTCATTCTGCGGATAAAGCCGCAGCGCCCGAAGAGGAACCCGAAAAAGAAGAAAAGAAGGAGAACAAAGAAATGGCAGAAAAGACTGTTAAAGATGTCGTCGATTCGATGAACGAAGAGCAGAAGAAAGTTCTTTACTTCCTGGTTGGCCAGGCCGCTAACGGTTCCGACGAAGGCGATGACGAAGATGACGATGTAAAACACTACGACGATGAAGGAGAAACTTTTGATATGAAGTATAACGTATTTGATAACACTCGTGACGAAGGTCCGACCCTTTCCCATTCCGAGGAACTGGCTATTCTCGACGACGCCAAGCGCGTAGGATCCCTTAAAGACAGCTTCCTGGCTCATGCTGAAGACTATGGTATTGATGGTATCGAATGGCTGTTCCCGGAAGACCATGAGCTTAATAACACCCCGCAGTGGATCAAGAGAGATACTGGCTGGGTATCCAAGGTTATGGGCGGCGTTCGCCACACACCGTTTAGCCGTGTTCGTACCACATTCGCCGACATCACTGAAGATGAAGCGCGTGCGAAGGGTTACATCAAGGGCAACATGAAGAAGGAAGAAGTATTCTCCCTGCTCAAGCGTTCCACCAGCCCGCAGACCATTTACAAGAAGCAGAAGATCGATCGTGATGACAAGATTGATATTACTGATTTTGATGTAGTCGCTTGGATCAAGGGCGAAATGCGCATGATGCTGAACGAGGAAATCGCTCGTGCAGTCCTTATCGGCGATGGTCGTCTGGCTTCTGACGATGACAAGATCTCTGAAGATCATATTCGTCCGATCGCTAACGATGCGGATCTCTTCACAATTAAGAAGGCTGTTCCTGTCGGAGCGGATGACGATGCCACCGCTAAGAGCTTTATCCGTGCGGCTATTAAGGCTCGTAAAGATTATAAGGGTTCCGGTAACCCGACACTCTTCACAACTGAAGACATGCTGACCGACATGCTGCTCCTCGAAGACCAGATCGGTCACGCTCTGTATCCGACAGAACAGACACTGGCTACCAAGCTGCGCGTTAAGGAAATCGTTACTGTTCCGGTAATGGAGAACCACCAGGTCGATGGCAAGGATCTCATGGGTATCATTGTTAACCTGACCGACTACACAGTCGGCGCTGATAAGGGTGGTGCAGTCGAAATGTTCGAAGACTTCGATATCGACTACAACAAGGAGAAGTACCTGATCGAAACCCGTTGCTCTGGTGCGCTCACAATGCCGTACTCTGCAATCATTCTGTTCAAGGGCTCCACACTCCCGACTTCTGTAGACGGTGATGTTAAGCGGTCCAAGACCGAGTACATTGCTGTAACTCCGGACAACGATGACAACCCGGCGCAGGCTGGCTGGTTCGAGAAGGTCGGAAATAAGTATGTTCAGACCACTGACACAACTGTAGCAAGTGGTAAGACATACTACAGACGTGTTTCTCACATCGGTGACTGAGTAGATATTTATGGCTAAGTACTACGGGAAAATCGGCTACGAGCGGCTGGTTGAGTCAACCCCCGGTGTGTGGACTCCAGTAACGACTGTCAAGACATATTATGGGGACGTCTATAAGCAGTCAAGAAGAATGGAGAATGCGCAGCAGGTAAACGACAATGTGAACATCAGCAATCAGTTTTCAATCGTAGCCGATCCGTATGCTTTTACTCATATCGGTGAAATGAAGTGGATCGAATGGTATGGGGCTAAGTGGAAGATCACTGACGCCTCTATCGTTTATCCACGGATCGAGCTGTCGATTGGAGGTGTTTACAATGCAGGAGACGAGACGACTTGCTCTTCATGCGAAACTGTGTGAACTGCTTGGCTCGAAGAATGTATACTTCCAGCCTCCCGAGTCAGTTCGAATGAAATACCCAGCTATCAGATACAATCTGACGTCTGGCGATACAAGATACGCCGACAATGGGGCGTATAACTATCAAAGAAGATACGAAGTAACTGTCATTGAAAAGAATCCCGACATTCCCTGGGACGAAAAGATGCTTAATGCCTTCCAGTATTGCAGCTTCGAGAGAATGTACGCAGCGGAGAATCTGAATCACTGGCAGTTTTCTTTGTATTACTAAGAAAAATTCAAAATGGAGGATTTTTAATGTCTAAAATCGTTTGGGATGAGCTTGGATCTCATCTGTTTGAAACTGGCGTAGATCACTGCGTCCTTTATCCGGTTGGTGCTAATGGTGCTTATCCGGAGGGTGTAGCTTGGAACGGTATTACTGGCGTTACACAGTCTCCTTCTGGAGCTGATGAAACAAAGCTCTGGGCTGACAACATTAAGTATGTCTCCCTTCGTGCTGCTGAAGAATTCGGCGGAACGATCGAAGCTTACACATACCCGGATGAATTCGCTGAGTGCGATGGCTCCGCTACAGTAGTAGCAGGCTTCCGTGCTGGTCAGCAGCCGCGTAAGGCTTTCGGTCTTGCTTATCGTACTCTTATCGGTAACGATACCGAGCTCGATAACCATGGCTATATGCTTCACCTGGTTTATGGTGCAACTTGCTCGCCTTCTCAGCGTAGCTATGCAACCAAGAACGATTCCCCTGAAGCGATCACCTTCAGCTGGGAGTTCTCGACAAACCCTGTAAACTTCACAGGATTCAAGCCGACTTCTTATCTGGAGATCGACTCCACGAAGTTCACAAGCGAGACAGATAAGGCGAAGCTTAAGGCTCTTGAAGCTAAGCTCTTCGGAACTGACGCCGAAGGCTCAACAGAAGGAACCGATCCGTATCTTCCGCTTCCGGATGAAGTTGCTTCAACCCTCGGATATGTTGCCCCTGTTGGTGGCTAATTGAATTCTTAGGGATGGTATTCAGTTCGGCTGGCCATCCCTTTTAATTTTTTGAATAAAAGGAGAACTGAACATGTATAAGAAGACAATTACTTACACAGACTACAACGATGTAGAACAGACAGAAGACTTTTACTTTAATCTCAGTAAAGCAGAGCTGATTAAGATTCAGCTCGCCAACAACGGAACACTGCAGGCGAAACTCGAGCGTCTCATCAACACTCGTGAAACTAGCGAGATCGCACAGATCTTCCAGGACATCATCGACATGTCTTATGGTGTTAAGTCCGATGATGGAAAGCGGTTCATTAAGAACCAGGAAGTTCTGGACGCGTTCAAGCAGACTGAAGCTTATTCCGAGCTCTTTGTTGAACTTACTGGCAATGCAGATGCAGCCATCGAGTTCATCACAGGCATTATCCCGGCTAAGATCGCAGAGCAGATCAACCAGGATGAGATCAAAAAGATTAAGGAAAAAGTCAATAACTAAAACTGACAATAACTGGAGGGAAGAGTATGGAAGTCGTTATTCCTAGATCCGAGTATTGGGATGCTGACAAAGAAGAATTCGTTTATACAAAGGGTCAAGTGATTAAGATCGAACATTCTCTTCTCTCTATTTCAAAATGGGAGTCGAAATGGAAAAAACCGTTCCTAGACCCCAACCATAACCTTAACGAAGAAGAAATGCTTAGTTACATCCAATGTATGACAATTACTCAGAACGTAGATCCAGCCATATATAAGTTCATTCCGCACTCGGAGCGAAAGAGAATTGCTGATTATATTCAGGACAATCTCAGCGCTCACAAGATTGTGGAGAAGAAGGGCGGAGCGAGGAAGACCATCGAGAGTGAGAAGATATATTTTTGGATGTCTGCGTACAACATTCCGTTCTCGTGTGAAAAGTGGCACATCTCAAGACTGTTTGCATTACTTGACATTGCGGCAGAAGAGAACAAGCCAAAGAAAAACATGCCTAAGGGCGACATTTACAGAGAGAACGCGAAATTGAATGCCGCTAGAAGAAAAGCATTAGGAACAAAAGGATGATTAAGTTCGTACACAGAGGAAGCTTTAAGAAGACTGAGTCCTTTTTCAGACGAGCTGAGAAACTCGACGTGCAGGGGATCCTTGAGCGTTATGGCCAGCAAGGAGTCGAAGCCCTTCGAAAAGCTACACCAAAAGACAGTGGTAAAACCGCTGACTCCTGGAGTTATGAGATCGTCAAAAAGAAGAATGGTTACGGGATCTATTGGCGTAACTCCCACGTTAATAAAGGAATACCTATCGCCGTCCTCATCCAGTACGGGCACGCTACCGGTACTGGCGGTTATGTAGAGGGCGTCGATTTTATTAATCCGGCGATTAAAGGAACGTTTGATGACATCGCCGAACGCGCTTGGAAGGAGGTGACCGGTAATGGCTAGAAATGTTGATGAACGCATTGTCGAAATGCAATTTAATAACAAGCAATTCGAAAGCGGAGTCAAAGAAAGCATCGACAGTTTGGATAAGCTTAAGAAGAGCCTCGATTTAGAGGGGGCTACAAAGAGTTTCTCCGCACTGGACAATGCGGCTAGCAAGGTAAACTTCAATCCACTTCAAAATGGAATTTCCGTGGTCACGCAGAAGCTTTCGGCGCTTGAAATAGTGGGCATTACAGCCCTTCAGAGAATCACTAACCAGGCAATGGCTACTGGCGAACGGCTCATTAAGTCGTTTACGATCGACCCAGTTATGTCTGGTTGGAACAAGTATGAACAGAAGGTTGAATCTGTTCAGAAAATTTTAAACTCTTCGGCTGACAACACGATGCCGAAGGTAGAAGCCGCGCTTGAGAAGATCGGGTGGTTCACTGATGAAACCTCATATCAGTTCGATGCAATGGTATCGACACTGGGTAGTTTCTCGGCAGCTGGTATCGAGCTTGAGGATGCCACAAACACAATTATTGGTCTTGCAAACGCAGCAGCTATTTCCGGTGTCAATGCAGAGAACGCGAGTCATGGCTTCCTTGGTTTCCAGAGAGCAATTGGCTCGGGATATTTGAGTCTTGGCATCTGGAATTCTTATCTCAAGACTGCCGGATTCCAGTCTCAGGCGTTTATCGATGGCTGTATTAAGGCTGCCGAAGAACTTGGAGAACTCAAGAAAGGTCTCGATGGCGTTTATAGAACAGCCAAGGGTAGCGAAGTAACTCTTGCCACATTCGGCGAGACGCTTCAGGAGAAGTGGGTAAACAAAGACGTCATCAAGAAGATGGCTCAGAACTTCTCTGTAGCTAGTGATCAGTTGTACGCGGTTAAAGACAACTATGACATGATTACCGATGCCGTTGACGATCTCGGCGATCAGCTGGATCAGTATTCACTTAAAGCATTCCTTGCAGGTCAGGAAACTAAGACCTGGGGAGACGCCGTTGAGTACGTAAAAGGCACTGTCGCTCAGGGTTGGTCAAAGACCTGGGAAATGGTCTTCGGCAACTACGAAGAAGCTAAAGAGTTCTACGGAACTATTGTTGAGCAGCTTTATGAGTTGTTTGTAGTTTCTGGAAACACTCGTAATGAGATCCTTGGAATGTGGCG